TACGACGACCTCACCGCCGCAACCCTCAAGGCCGACTTCCTCAAATTGGTGCAGAAGTTACCCGCCGACCAGCAGGAGCGGTTCCTCAAGGACCTGGACCAAATGACCCCCGCCCGATTTGAGAAAGGCATTCAATTCATCCAAAACGAACTCTCTAAAAAATAAGCCATGACCTTACTTGAAAAATGCAATGCGGATGTCTATAAAGCCATCCTTGACAAAAAATCGGAAACCCCCGAAATTGGTGAGAAACTTATCGCTCTCCTGCAAGAGTACCAATACTGGTGGCTCATGCCTGCGGGTGATATGCTTTGGTTCTCCGCCCATCTTCCTCGTGAAATTTGGGACGGCAAAGCCCACACCTTCCAATTCCTTTTTAAATCCCAACAACAAACCACCCCAATGCAATGAACCATCTCGTAACCATCCCCAAGTCGGATATATCCAAGCAGGACATCGCCGACATCGCCGCTGGCCTTATCCTCCGAATACAGGAAGGCGAGGTCAACCCCATCGCCGCTCATGTACGCTTGAAGGCGGTCGTCAAAGCCTTGGAGCAAGTCCTAAAGGCCACCGAGGACATCGTCCGTGACGAGGCGTTTAAACACGGCAAGACCTTCTCAGCCTTCGGTGCAGAGATTCAAGTCAAGGAGGGGGCGTTGACACCCGACTACTCGCAAGACCAGCAATGGAGTGACCTGCAATTACTCATAAAAATCCGTGAGGAACTGCTAAAGATAGCCTTCCGCAACGCTGGCAAGGCAACGGTGTACGACGAATCCACGGGCGAAGCGGTTCCCGTGTGTCCCGCCAAGGGGACAAAACCAAGCATCGCAGTAACTTTTAAAGCCAGTTAAGATGAAAGACGGACAAACAATCGGCCAATGGCTGAACTGGGACTTTGTGGCGAATGGGGATTTGGAAATCCAAGATAAAAATAGCAGACAACTCTACAAAGAGGATTCAAGCGGATATTGGGAAAAGCGTGTATACGATTCTAATCGTTATCGTATCTACTGGGAGGATTGTACGGGTTTTTGGACAAAGCGGGAATACGATTCTCAAGGTAATAGAATCTACTACGAGGATTCAAGCGGTAAAATCATTGACAACCGCACCCTGAAATTATCGAACACAACGGCCACAAGTACCAATTAATCCCCTAACCATGCCCAAACCCAAAGGAAAAGAAATCCAACGAAGGGTCGCCACCATCTACGCCGTGTCGTACCTCGCACAACGCCCATACAGGGCCACAGAACTCGCCGAAGTGCTTGGTGTGACCATGCGTACCACCTACCGAATTTTAAGCGATTTACGGGCCTCTAATTGGCTCGTACAAGAAAACTGTACTTACACAATTCAACCTAACAAAATCCAAAGCCAATGATGAAGGACTTTCCTAAATCTATTGAGGATGGCAAAGAATCCGAGAATTTGTTTATGTTCCTTTTTGCGAAAAAGAACGGGATACCATGCAAGCCATCAACCCAAAAACAAAACACGGTTGAGCATATTGACTGCTTTTGCGGGGACTGGACCTTTGATGTAAAGGGCCGAAGAAGAACAAAACGGAAGAATAAAGACGACTTTTGCAATGACCAAATACTTTTGGAGATTAAAGGAGTTGCAGGTTTTGACGGCTGGCTTTACGGGAAGGCCGAATACATTGCTTGGGAAACATCCGATTCCTTTCTTATCTTTAGAAGGCAAGACCTTGTAAACCACTACGAAGCCAACGAGCATCTTTACGAAAAAATCAACCGTCCAAACAAAAAAGACCTTTTTGTGTGGGTTCCATTTGACCACCTCAAAACAATTAAATTCTCAATTTTACCTAAACCCCAACCCCAACCCATGAGTAACTACACCCCCCAACCCAACACCTTCTCCCTGTTCGCCAACGATAAGGGCGACAATCCAAAACGCCCCGACTACCGTGGGGACATCATTCTCCCCGACGGGACCAAGATGCGACTCTCCGCATGGGTCAAGGAAGGGCAGAGCGGCAAGAAGTTCCTAAGCGGGAAAGTCGAGCCGATGAACGAATCCCGTCCAGCCAACGCATTTGAACCACAGGACGGAGATATGCCTTTTTAGTGTAACTTTGCCCGAAGATTACATTTACTAATAACGCCCGTGTGTAATTCAGGCCATACGATGCGTCCGACTAAGGGTTAGCCGCTTTAACCCTGCCCCGACTGCCTGAATCAGTTGGGGCTTTTTTTTTACTCATGAAGCAAATATCATGGTTCAAGTTCTGCCCAGCCGATTGGATGATGGGCCGAATATCCCGCCAACCAGCCGATGTGCAGGTGGCCTTCATCCGATTGTGTTGCGTCTATTGGAACGCAGAATGCGAGATGTCAACCGACCACGCCGAACTGGAAGCGGACGGACATCTTGAACGGTTACTCCAAACCCGATTGGTAGAATCCAACGGGCCGTCGGTCTTCATCAAGTTCCTTGACATCCAATGGGAGGAAGCCAACCTGCATCGGACCAAGATGTCCCAAGCGGGGAAGCGGAGTGCCGAAAGGAGGTCATCCAAGGTTGAAGAAAATCCAACTAAGGTTGAACCTATGTTGAACCTACCTTCAACTAAGGTTGAACCTGTGTTCAATAGAGAAGAGGAGAGAAGAGAAGAGAAGAAGAGAGGAGAAAATACTTGTGTCCTTTTTGACCAATTTTGGACTCTCTACCCCCGAAAGACCTCCAAGCAGTCCGCCTCCAAAGCCTTCGCCAAGTTGAAGGACGAAGACCAGCAGGCAGCCATCAACAACATCGCCCGCCTCTACGCTGAAACCCCCGTCCAATATGTCCCCCATGCAGCCACCTACCTCAACCAAGGCCGCTGGGAGGACCAAGTAATTCCCCGCAATGCTACCTTCAACCCACTAAACCAAACCGACGATGAACCCTTACCATCTTACCGCTGAACGCAGGCTACTCTCATGCCTCATGGACACATTCACGAACCGAGCGGTCCTCCTTCTGCAAATCCCCGAACGCCTATTCACGGGGAACCATGTCCTCGTTTACAGGGCGATTGAATCCCTGCACCGAGCGGAGCGACCCGTTGACCTTGTGGCCGTTCACAAGCATCTCATTGACAACGGGCAAGCCCATGTCATCGCTGACTTTGTGGACATCTTGGACGGGAACACGCTGACCTCCGACTGGAAGGTGTACGCCTCCGACCTCAACGAAGCGTGGAAGCAGCGGGAGGAACAAAGAATTATGGACGAGTTGGCCCATGACCGTGACATCCCCAAAGCCTTCGCCCGTTACCAATCCATGCAGGCCATTGAAACCAACGCCACCGAAACCACCGCTCACGAACTGGCCAAGACCTACCTTATGAACATGAACGAGGTCAGGGAAGGCAGACGCAAGGATTCAATCTTTCCCACCTACATCAGCCCAATGGACCGAATGCTGACGGGATTCAAGCCTACCGAGTTTATCCTATTGGGCGGTCGGCCCGCAATGGGTAAGACGCTCTTGGCCCTGCAAATAGCCATGAATCAAGCCATGGCCGATATCCCCGTGGTGTTTTTCACGCTGGAAATGTCAGCGGAGCAACTGACCCAGCGGATGCTTTCCAACCTGGCCACTATGGACGGGGCACACTTTCTCAACCCAACCGAGCGAATCAGCACCAAAGATTTCATGGACTTGGGCCAAAAAGCGGACCTCCTAAAATCCAAACCGCTCTACATCGTGGACTTGCACCAAGCGAACTTGGACCGCATTGAAGGCGAAATCGCCAAACTAAAAACCAAGTACGGGATTTGCGGGTTTTACCTTGACTACCTCCAACTCGTTGAGCCAACCAAGATTGACAAGGCCAAGCCCAAGATTGAGCAAATGACAAATATTTCTAAGACACTCAAAGCAATCTGCAAACGGCAGAAGGTGTTTGGGGTTGTGGTGTCATCCTTATCCCGTGCAACCGAGGGAAGGAGCGACCATCGCCCCATCATGTCCGACTTGCGGGAAACGGGGCAGTTGGAGTTTGATGCTGACAAGATTGGCTTTGTTTACCGACCCTACGAACACGACAGGAACCAGCCATCGGATTTGATGGAGCTCATCGTCCGCAAGAACCGCAACGGAAGCCTTGGCATCGCAAACATCCAATGCCACCTTCCCTTTACCAAGGCCAACGAGTACCCACCCAATTCCCTATGATGGACGAATACAACCTCCAAGCCGCCTGCGTAAAGTTGTTCGCCCTTATGCGACCCAACGAGCAGGGGCTGC